GTGTCGAAACCTTCTCAAAAAAAGCACCACCTTTGCGTAAATTGCAATTTTGGCAAAGTACCTGCAAATTCTCCTCTAGATCACTGCCACCCAATCGCTTTGGCACGATGTGATCGATGTGCATCTTGCCTTCGGTATCTCCACACTGCTGGCAGCAGTATCCATCCCTTGCAAGTATGCGTTCGCGTATGCGTCGCCATCCCTTTCGGTCTGATGCTTGCCATGCCTTGCTCATCAGTAATGCCCATTCTTTTGATGGAATCTCCATGCGTTACACATAGAACCATATCGATGATTGATGTACTTAATCGTTGCATCGATCTGACGATATGCATCTAAATTCCGGTAATGCTGTGAACGCATTTGCCCTAGTCCGTAATGACTTCCGTTTCGAGCTGATGGATTCCACCTGGATTCTTTGTGAATGATCTTTGATAAGCAAATGAATTGATCGTATTGAATGATCCTTGAATGTGCATACAAGCGATATTGATCAGTTGCTGTTGATGCTGTTGCCGTTTGCATCTGTACTGAAATCAAGCCTATAAGTAGGCACAACTGTGGCAATAGCCGAATACGCCTAAGCGAGCAATCCGCCTCAGCGGCTCGCTTTAAGCGAATCCAGCGTACCGAACGAGTCAAGTACATCGCAAGATTGTGGATAAGTTGAACGGGGCTTTGGCGTGTTGTCCACAAGTTATCCACAAGCAACGTCGCAATCCTTTGAATGGTTTTTGATTGAAACCTGCAAGATAGTGACGGAGACCAAAGGTCGAGCCGTGTCGATATCAAAGACTTTTCCGCAATCGCAAGTGTGTTTGATGATTGTTCTCATTGATGACCCCATCCCTTGCCTTTGAAATGAATTGGATTCGATGTCCAAATCCTTTCCATCGTGATCATGCAGTACGGGCATCCAGGTGGTGTTATCTCAGCATCGAAGTCGGCTTTGACCGGACTGACGTTGCTGCACATTGGGCATTTAAATTCATAGATTGGCATTTTGCACCTGAAACATCTGAATTCCCAATACTCCACACGATAAGCATTCAACGCAGTGAACGTATGGTGGCAAATTATCAGTAACCTGGACAATTTTGTGATCTGTTGATTTCTTTTCGACGCGGCAATCAAGCCTGATGATTTCTAGCATAAACACTCCGATTCAAATTCTCGATGGGATTTAAGTCTGATGGATTGATCCAATATGAGCCGTCACTGCGACGCCTTTGTGGACGTCTTGCCATGCCAATCGGAATCCAGCCCACGATGTAGTAATTCGGTGAATTACCAGTAACCAGCACTGCTATGTCGTCTGCTCGATCTCGATCACGAAGTATCAGACATCCTGCTTTCCAGGGTGTGTGCTTCACTTCAAGATTCCAACCGACATCTGCTTGATTCTTGAATGTATTGACTGTGGGAATCCATTCATCAATTTGAAAGTATTTTGCCACTGCATTTTCAGCACCGATTGATTCTGCCATCCTGGCAATATCTTGAAATAGATTCAATTTCTGCACTGAATAGTCGGTCAATCCCTCTGCACCAATGGCTCTGTCGTACGCCGCTTTTGCACACGCCATTTCCTCGTCATGATTTAGTTTGATTGGAATCATTTGCATTCCTCGCAAAACCAAAGGATCGTCAATCCGTCGGCTTTCTCATAACGTCCAAATTCCATTGATTTCCAGCGTTCGCATTTATCACACCAATCGATTTTGATTGGCTCTTGCTCACGAATGACCGTACCATCGATCTTGAATGTAGTTTTCTCACCGGTCGAAATCTTGATCATTTCCATTTCACCCATGATCACGCCTGTGGCTTCCACTGACCATCAGCTGCTAATACGTACCAAAGCGGTGCGCATTGAGTAGCCTTTGATTTTTCGGTGCATGAGTAATTTGCCCATGCCTTGCCAGTTTTGACTGATACGCCTTCACGCCAAATTCGATGACCGTGACTGCACTGTGGTGCTTCGGCTACCAGTTCACCACCAAGTTGGGATTTGATTGCATCGATGGCTGTTGATGCTGTCGTGAATCCATCCTCACTGAATGGCTTGCTCCAGGGATCATCCTCAACGAATGCTTTTGGCAGATTCTCGACCTGCTCCATGCTCTCGCGGCTGGGCTTTGTCTCTGTACCTAGCACCACGCTTGCGCACCGTCCTATGGCACTGCTGACGGTGTCCTCGACGTACCAGCGTTTCATTTGGACGTTGTAAGCCGTAACCATGCCGTGTGCATAATCGATGGCTGCTGGCTTCTCATCCTCGTAATGACGATAAATACGGCATTCGACCAGGATGTATCCCTTTTCAGAGTTCCAGTCGATGATCGATGTCTCGATGCGATTGGTTGGGTATGTGGCGTGAAGTCTGATGACTTTCTGATTGACCGTTTCGTATCCGTCCAAGAAACTCATTTGTTGAGTCCTTTACGTCCAGCGATCTTGCCTCTGACGAATCCATCAATGCGACCTGTTTTGAACCCGTAGGTATAACCAACGGTAAATCCTGCTAAGACACTAAATAGCATCCAAGCGGCTGTTTCTGCGAATGTGTACATTTCTTACTCCCGACGGGAGATTTGTTGGAGTCTCCCTACGGATAAGATGACGCATAGGTCAGACATTTGCAAGAATCCCGTTCAGAATTCGGCGTGTCTAAGGCTTCGGATGGTCTTTCAAATGCTCAATGATCAACGTACGGATTTCCCGTACATCGGCACGAATGCCCTCGGCAAAACCGTTGCTGACTGGTCGTGAATTCTTTTCTGCCTTAGCAGCAAAAATGGCGGCAATCGATGAAATCGTTGCAGCAGCGATCAATCCGATCGCGGCGATTGCTTCGGTCATTTGGCATTGACGCCAAAGTCCGAATCCTTTGGATTCAAGTAGCGCAAAATGACCGGTACGACGGCTGATGCTCCAGCCATCAAAATTGCTTTTGGATCAGTAACTCCAGCCATGAATACTGCTAATCCTGCGGCGATGAACGAACGCAACCAGGATGCTCCGAGTGCTTTCCATTGATTCATTTTGCTTGCTCCAGTTTGTCGATCAACGCAGCGGCTTTCGCTGGTGTTAGGGCAACCTCAAAATGCATTTCATCCTTGCGCCCCCGATAGTCGCCACCCCAAATTAAACCGTATTTTTTAACCAGCGCACGGATCATCGGTACTTTCTCATTTGGGAATGTTCCAACCTTGCCAAGTGGATGTTTTGTGGCATTTAAGTCCATCGCTGTACCACTGGAATGATTGCTGAGATTGTTCATGTCGCCTCTTACGTTTCGGTAGCAGTAGCCCCAATCATCCAAAGCACCTTCATCGAGTGGCTCAATCAATTCATGGAATTCAGCTGCGAAACCAATCAGCAAAGGTGCAACGGCTTTATTGCACGTCAATTTGATCTTTGTGCCTGGAATCAAAAATGAATCAATATCGATTTCAGCCTTGACTTTTGACGCGATCCAGCCGTTTTGCGACTTTTGCGTCATGAAAGCAATAACGCCGCTTCATCGGCAGTTAAACCCATTTTTTCAAATAAGGCTTTTTTTGCGTTAATTTCGTCAGCAATCGCTTTATCATCGGCGGCGTTTTTGGCGATACTGGCTTTGTAATTTGCCAGTTCCTCACCGGTCATTTCGCGTTCGATGATTTCATCCGATTCAATGTTATGGATTTTGATCATTGGATTTGCCATTTATTTTCTCCCATAGATTTTGACTGTACCTGCTGTGAATGCTGCACCTGCAACGAAATCAAGTTGAGTAATTGCAGAAGTGGTTTTAATTCTGCCTTTTGCTTGCATGATTTGTTTTGATGAGTCTGATCCGATATATCCGCCGTACAAGTCAAACGGTTTTCCGCCGCTTGTTGTCGCTGCATAATTTGCAATCACCAAGCGCATGGCATTGTCTGAATTTGATGCTCCTGGTCCTGCTACGTTGTTGTTAATACGTAATTGACCGTCGTTGAGTTGTTGCAACGTTGCACCGCCGCGAATAAGATCAGTGATTGTTGTGCTTCCATTTGGATTTATGCTTGCGTCCGTATTGCTTGAATTAGTTACACCATACCAATCGACCACCAAATCTGTGTAACTTCCCGATATTCCCGTGATCGATGTAGTCGTTCCCGAAAGTGTTGTCGTTGAAAGTAGGGTCATGCCGCCGCCACCTGCGGGTGTTGCCCACGCTGGTATTCCACCCGTGACCGTCAATACCTGACCAGTTGATCCAATACCGAGTCGAGTAACTACGCTTGATCCAGTTGCGTAAATTACGTCACCAGCGGTTGTGACGGTCGATTTCGGAATTGCTGCATTTGCTGTGGTGTTGGCTGTTGTTGCTGTATCAAATGCCGTTTTTACGCTATTCGGCGTCGCAGCGGTTGTCGTTGATGTAGATGAAGTCGAATCAGTAAGTTGAACCGCACCTGACTGAGTGGTCGATGCCGATTGAATTCCGACGGTGATTGCTCCCGATGTGCCGCCACCGGTCAAAGGTGAAGTTGCTGTGACTCCAGTGATATCGCCTTGATCGTTGGCAATCCATACAAAATCCATATCCGTATTGCTGTTTTTTGCCAAAATTTGACCAGTTGTACCGCCAAGCAAATCAGCCATCGATGTTGCTACGGCTTGACCAAATACCTCGAAATCCGCTGGTAAGTCTGTTACCAAGTCGGTGTTCGTAGGCATCTGCCAGTTGAACGGTGTTGTTGGATTGCTCATGTTTTCTCCTTATGCCACGACTAGGGCATTTTCCCATGTGAGTGTGTTTGTGATGGTGTTCCAGTGTTCCGACACGCTGACTTCTTCCCACTTCAACGCCTGGATTGAATACGCCAAAGGTGAAAGCAAAGCAGTCACCGAAAGGGTGTTATACCCTGCCTGGAATTGCCATCCTTCGACGAAACCAAGATATTGACCTGACGCCATGTTGTTCGGTAGATCGGCAATTCGCAAAGGTAACCCCATGAATATATTGATCAAAGAATCTCGATCTGCATTGTCCAATTCAGGATTCGTCAATTCAAAGGTGATTGACTGCATCATCGCCTGTGGGAATGCTCTCAAAGTTAAATAAAACGCAGCCTGAGATTCCGCATCAATTTGATCATGCAAGGTAGTCGAAATGATTTGCGCCAAGCGACCAAATACCGCGATCGATGTCGGATCAGAATCTGAAACTTCGCTGGACGAATTTGCTCCATATTTGATTGTGACGTCATTTCGTACATCGCCTGATCTAGTCTGAATTTTAATTCCTGCGGCTAATGCCTGAGCAGCTGAAACATCGGTGTATCCGTTGGCTGCAAGGTATTGAGTTCGATGCGTCGAGTCGGCGTATGAAATTTGCCCCTGAGCATTTTCATAGATATACCCAAGCCCTGACGTGGCAAGTGCTGAAACCAATGAATATACGTCAATGACGTCCGCTGATCGAGCCGCTAGATCGTAGTTTCCAGGTGTATCAATTTCACCCAATCCGACGTTTTGAGCATTTGCCCATGTTTCGGTTGCTGGCGTGTAGTTGCCCCATGTAAGCGATGAAGGTACTTCTGACCAGTTATTAATCAGCAAATCCGTCAATACCGTCAAGATTTGTGTGCCATCATGCGCACGGTTGAGACTGGTACTCCATAGGGCTTTTGGTAGCCGTGAAAGTGCGCCCAATGCAACGATTGAAATTACCTGATTGATTGCTATTGATCCACCAGTAGTCACCTCGATTGAAACGTCGGTGATCGAGCCACCCCAAATCGGTGTGAAAGTACCGGTCGAATCCTGGATTGCAATTCCGACTGAATCATTGATATTGATTGGCACCTGTGATTGCGTCACATTGTAAAGTTGCAGATTTAAATATCCTGCTTGCGCTTGCTCATAAATATTTGATCGACCACTGGTCGCCGTCAAATTGGCTAATACGTAATTTTCATAATTGATGCCATTGATGGTCACCTGCCATATCGGATTCCAAAGCGTCATCAGAATACCAATGCGGCTGCGCCGTTTGTGCCTCGATAGTAAGAATTGTTCAGCACGTTGATGATGCTTCGGGCTGTACCCTCAGGATCAATCGCACCGGTCACGTTCAGATTGATGGTTGTATTTCCACCCAATTTATTGTTCGGCGTAATTGATCCACTGCCTGACGGAGTAAATATCTCAGGGCCTTTTTCGCCTACCAAGTAGGAAGTACCAGCCATGACTGAACCACCAGCGGCTCGACCGCCACCAAATACGTTGCTGATGACGTTGCCGATTCCAGCCACCAAAGGATTTGATGCAACGATTCTGATCAATGACTGGATTGCTCCAACTGCTCCATTGATGATGCTGACTAGGTTGGCAAATAGTCCGATGACCACTGAAATGGCTTTACCAATCACGGTCAATGCTGCGCCAAGTACGTCACCGATGATCGGTGCAAGTGTGTTCAAAATAAATGATGCAATGTTCTTGATCAACGTGAAAAATGGTGCAAGTTTGTCGCTGTTCTTTTGAACCGCATCAGCGATGTATCCAAACGCCTTTTGAAGTCCAGCCAAGATCGGCTGAAAAGTATCGATGATTCCAGGAATGACGACATCCGAAATGAATGACCACCAGGCTTGAAATAACGGAATGAGATATGTCTGAAATACGAAAATGATATTGTCGATGTACGGTTGAAGTTTTGTGCCAAGCGTTTCGCCAAATGCGATGACGTTTGGGATGACCTGTTCCACGACCAAAGTGACCAGCGGCTGCAACGCATCCAATACGTATGATCCGACGGCTTCTTTTCCTTCATCGATGCCTTGCTTTAATCGTGCCATCTTTCCTGCAAAAGTATCTGCCTGGATCGATGCTTGACCGCCAAATGTCTCAGCCAGTGTTTTTGAAATGGCATCCATGTCCATCGTTTTGAGTTCAGCAGCTGAAAGGCCAACGCCAAGTTTTGCCAATGCCCCGACGTTGCCTTCGTAGGCTTTTCCAAGTGCATTTGATACGGCTTCAAGTGATTTGCCTGAACCTGCGGCAATATCTATTGCCAATGATTGCGCTTGCTGCGCTGTTTTGAGATCGCCAGTGGCTCGCGTCAATCTTTCAAAACTCGGACGCAAATCTTGATCAGTAATGCCAAAAAGTAATTGTTGCTTTTGAATATAACTTTCAGTGGCTGCAATTTGTGAGTCGGTCGCACCGGTCACGTTGCGTAGGGTTGTGGCAAGTTTTGCCTGAGCCGCTTCATCCTCGATGGCAGACTTCACGCCATCAACGAGCAGTTTTCCAGCGTAGGCGGCGGCTGCTACTCCAGCGGCTATGAACGCGGCTGATGCAATCTTGCCAAATTTGGTAATTTTGTCGCCAAAAGTTGAAACCTCTTGCGTACCTTGATCTAGGCTTTTTTTTAGGTTGTCGATATCACCTAAGATCGCAAGTTTTAACGTTCTCGATCCTTGACCAGCCATCACCACTCCTTCGCAATTCTACTGAATGCATTTTCCCATTCATTGATGATATGTGGCTGTTCGGCTCGCAGTGTCGGATATATGAACCATCCGCGTGATCCGCGACCTTCTCGACCCGACCACACTGGGAATTGCTTATATCTATTTGATCCGAATTCTGAACCACCCCAAAGATCACGGGTAGTTGCTCCACCCGAAAACTTTTGCGATACATAACCAAATGAAATTTCACCGACTTTGCTTGATTTGCTCACTTTTGAGCCATCAGCAATTCGACTGGCGACATTTTTTGACTGCAACGATCCAGCCTTCGATTGGATTTTGCCCTGGAGATAGTCTGCCAAAGCATTTGAAACGCCTTTGGCTTCGGCGACGGATTGATCGTCCATCGCTTTAAATGCGCTGATGATTTTGCGTAAATCAGCCTTGTCGTAGGCGATTACATCCTCAGCCATTTCTTTTCTCCAAAATCTCGATTGCGGTCAAAATATCCTCGGCTTGCGTCCATTCACTCATCGGAATATGCGTAGCAATCGCCAGTTCGACGATCAGTCGGCTGAGACTGCCTGGCTTGTGCCTTTTGGGTCAAGATCACCGAGAGTTACATCGGAGACTGTTTCAGTCCACACTTCATACGGCTTGACTGGCTTTCCAGCTGATTCACGTTTCATGGCGTTATATGCCAGGAATAGCAGATCGCTGATTCCAATTTCATTTGCCTGTTGAATTGTTTTGCCTGTTTTGTTTTCCCATTTGCACCACTCGGGTGGAGCAGCCACGTAGGTGGCTACTTCACCGGACTGATATTCGATTGTGATTGCTGTTTTCATACTCCCGATCTCCCTTTGATTAGTCCAACGCTGGTGTTGTAACGCAAGTGAATGAAAGTGATGCTGTTAGTGCATCAGGCGCAGTACCGCCAAGTGACGGGAATATTGGCTGAACGCTGAATGCGTAAGCCACTCCACCAACTGTGAAAAGTACTGGCAGTGCTGTGTTTGGTGCAGATGCAGCCGCATTCCAAAGTGCTTCGCAAAGTGATGTCGCTGCACCAAAATCTTGGAGCATTTCAACTGCAAAAGTACCCTGCGAATCAGTCGTGTAATACGCTTTTCCGTCAAGTGTTTGGTATGTATTGATTGTTGAATCGATGGTGAGGGTTGCTGAAGTAGCCTGAGCATCAAAATTATCACCATCAATGGTGAATGTGATGTCTCTACCCGTGATGATAGTTGTTGCCATGTTGCTTGCTCCTAGTCGTTTTCTTGGGTGAAATAAGTCGATACATTGAGATCAGCAACGAGCAGATTCGATGCGCCGACTGAAACTATTGACGGACGTTGAACGTCTCCGACGACGTATCCTGGTGGCATAGCCCCCAAAATGCTGATGATTAGGGCTTCGAGTTGATCCAGCGCCCCTGAGTTGCTGTTGTTTGCTACTGCTGCCGTGACGACGAAATTGACCTTGACTTTAGTGACTGCGCCATTGATCAGCGTACTTTCAAGCCAGGGTGAATCGGGAATGATTACACATGCAGGTGGAATCACTGCCTCAGGTGCTACGGGATAAACGGATGCTGCGACGCCTGAAAGTGCAGTCGCTAATTCTGTACGTACATCCAAAAGTGTGGTCACTGGCATATTGAATCCACATCGTAAAATGCAGAAATCAATCCGATGACTCGATTTTGGAGACTGCGACCCATGCGATATGGAGTCGGTGCAAAATCCACGCCTTCAATTTGTCCACCTGGTGCTGTAATGCTTTGAAATATTTCAACGGACACAATCAAAATTGCTTTATTAACGGCAGGTACGTTTGCGTAAATTTCCGCTGCTGAACCGCCATCAAGTGTGATCGTTCCTGCTGGAATGACCGGTGTGAGAATGCGATCGGCTTCATCTACTGCGCAAGTGACCTGAAAGGCTTTGACGGAATGATCACTGACTGTATATGGGCCGTCTAATCCGTTACCTACTCCAGCAAGAATGACCCCTTGCCCCTGGACGAAAAAATTTGGACGAAGTGTGTCGATGTATAAAACGTCATTGACGATGCGAGTCGAAACGACTGCGCTTTGATATTGGGTGAGCATCGGCAAAATTGTTGATTCAGCCGATTCAATAATTGTGTCGAGATAAGCATCAGAAAAAAGGGATTCAGAAACGCCAAGCACCTGACGCAATTCGTCTGCGGTCACGATAGTTGGCATTTCTGATCCTTTCGTCTGCTCGGCTAGTTCGGGAGTGACCTAGCCGATGTTTAGTGGGTTGTGATTAGTCCTTGTCGAACGCGTATGCACCAGCGCCAATTTTCGTGGCTGTTGCACCGTATCCGTACATGAGAATTCCGATTGAACCGTCAGAAATGACGTTCGTACGAAGTTCTAGGCGTGGTGATTCATACCATGTGTATGAGTCACGGTTGATGACGTACATGCAGTTGTCGCCAAGTCCTGTGAGTGCAGTATCAACCCAAAGATCGATGCCGTTCACTGAGCCGCGTAGGCTGCGTGGCTGAGCATTTCCAGCCGCGTTCATAGGATTCAAAGCGTTGTAAATTGGACGTCCAGCGTCGTTGAAACCTTGAATGCGACCCCACATTTGTGGCGATACGACGATTGCATCGGCGAATTTGAAAGTGTTTGAATAAACGCTTACTGCTCCGCCAGCAACCCAAGTCAAGAATTCAGCTGCTGTGATATCTGTACCAATACCTGTTGCAACCTTAGTTGCTCCAGCGATGATCTGTGCTGAGTTGTACGCGTTTGTCGCACGTGCATATTGAGCAGAAAGATTTGAAATCAATTCTGAGTAGAAAAGTGGATCAGACCGGTCTGCGAGTTCGACGGACATGACCTGTGAACCCTTGAATGACTTCACATCAACTGTGATGAATTCTGATTCCATGACTGTTGGAGTCACTGGATCGAGTTCGTCAATTTGGCTTACATTTGGCAAAACTGTGATTTTTGGAATCTGGAATGTAAGTCCTGCTGATGGGAGTGTGCCATTTGAAATGGAATCGATTGACGCACGAACGTTATCCGCAAGTCCGTTCACCACTTCGCGAAGTTGGCGTGTAGGAATTAATCCTGGGTTATCTGTTGATGCTGTTGCTGCTGCGATGTACGAACGTGAAGTTTCTGATCCACGTGCTGCTGCCACCTGATGCATCAAGAATGTTTCAGGTGATACAACTGGGTTGCGTGATGCGATGAAATTAACTGGCTTTGGTGCTGCTGCTGCTTCGATTACTGATGCCGCTTCTACCGTCTCGGCGGCAGTTGGCTCATTGACGGTGTTTTCCACGACGTCTCCTTCTGTTGATGGTGTGGGTGTTGCTTCCGCGTCAGCGGATGATGGCTCGGAATTTTCTGGTGCGGTTGTCGCAGCCACATTCGATACACGTGCTGAATCGAATGCAGGATTGTGAGTCAATGCGACGCCGACCAAATCTGCTGAATTGACGACCATTGTGCCGTCCTCGTTGTAGCCGAAATCGATTGCATTTGCTTCGACTGAGAATCCGTCACGGAGTCCGTCGATCGCTTCCTGAATTGCATCTGATCCAGCGGTGGTCTTGCTGATCTTAAAAGTTGCTTGGATTGATTTGCCATCGGGTGCAAATTCCATGCTTAAAGTTTTCCCGATCGGACGGGATGCGTCATGCTCCAGGTTAAGTTTTACACTGGCTGGATTAAGTGATCCTGATTTGAACATCACTTTTCCAGTCGATGCATTTGCTGGCACATCGAATGCGACGATTTGTCCGGTGATTGTTCGTGACTCAGAATCAGCGGCTGTGATTGTGAATGGTGTTGTTACCTTCATTTGATCATTTCCTCTGCTTGTCGGATTTCCTCGACTGTGATTGCAGGATTTCCATTTGCATCCACGATCGAATTCAAAGTCTTGTAAATATTGGCTCGTTCCAAATCGCTACCGCGTAAGTAATCGGATAAGTCATATTTGACTTCTTGCGATGACGGTACAAAATCGGGCATTGATAAACGTTCAGAAATTGAAGTCATCAGCGGAATCAATGAGAAATCAAGCAAAGTCTGTCGCTGATTTGTTGCGTTGCTGTAAGTCATCGATGATCCAGTTTCAGCATCGACGTAGTACGCAGGGATTCCACACGCACGTGCCATTTCGGTCGCGATGTACGATCTCGCAGCTGATAACTGTAATTTTTCAGGATCGAATCCAACCGTTTCCAAAGTAACGTCGGCATTTAAGAATGCAGTGCCACGATTGCGACGGGCTGATGCCCATGAATCGAGCAATTTTGCAATTCTGTCCGCTGGTAATGCCGTGCCGTTGGATTTCAACACCATTGATGGAATTGGCTCACGTGCGTACATCGCAGCGGCACGTTCTAATTCCGCACCAGTGCGGATTGTTCGACCTGCTCTATTCAGGACGCCTTCATCGTTTCCGTTGAATACGACCAATGATCCAACGCCTGAATTTGGCACTGGTGATCCATCGACCATGTAATATTCAATTTCAGTTGCAAGTGCATTCGTTTGAATGGTTACACGTGCAGGTGAAACACGTTGAACGCTACGCACGCGATATGTATCCGCGAAAAGTTCAGTGATCTGCCAATATGCGTATCCATAAAGCAGCAAATCCTCACATGTCCACACATAAGTCGCTGATCCTGGTACACGTGGATCAGGTGTACGGATAACACGTGGAGTGCCGTCCTCGATTTCCATACCGGTCGAACGATCAATAACTTCGAGTCCAATCGATGCGATCGATGAGCAAATGATATTTCTTGCACGTGCGCCAGTTGGCACGGACATGAATTCCTCACGCGTTGCAGTATTAGCACCGCCGAAAAATGGCGTTAATGAATCCAGTGAAGTTACTGGCCCAAGTTGCGCAGCCACATCAGGTGATGTCGATGGCCCAATCGACTCCACCTGACGCGTTGCAAATATGTCGCGAATTCCCATGCGCTAATTTTCTCAGCGCAATACCACTATCCGACCATGATGTCGGTTTCCGTCTCTGGGCGTGTCGCGAAGTGAGTGGCTAGCGCCGATGCGACGGCTGCGCACACTGCCGTTTGACTGGCTCGACGTCCAATCACCCAACCACCATCACCGCGACGAAGTTGAACCGCTGAAAGCATTTGCGCAGTGAGTTCGGGTTGATTCGTATGACGTAACCTGCCGCTGTTGATCGAACCGAGTAATTCATCGCAAGATTGTGGATACGACGCGTCCATGTCGTAGATCGGAATTCCTGCTGGCTGTAATCGAGCCGCTACCGCACCGCTAGTTTTGCGGCTGTATAGCAAATATTCGATTGGGTACTTTCGGCAATAGAAAGCGGCATCGTTCGCCACTGCTCGATCATCGAGTTGTCTTTCGTTCGTCCAGGTATGAAGTAACTTCAAAATAAAACGTTCATCCCCAAGTTTCTGCGCCCCAACCAATGCGCAGTGTTTTCTGTCCGGTGAAATATCCAAAGCCAGCCAGGTGAGTTTTTCTGGATCGAGTTCGGCATCAGGATCGGCGCAAGATTCCCAAGCCGATTGATTAATGACGGATGAAATCGTTTGAACCCAACGGCAAAGCACTTCGGTCTGTACAACCTCAGGTGGGTCTTTCAAAACGCTTCGGATGTTGTCGATGTGGATTGTGTGACCAAGTGCAGGATTTGCCATCGCAAAATTTTCCTCGGTGAGTGCGTCAGATGCGGCTGACCATTCAAAATATCCAATGTCGTCCGCTACACCTGACGCCGCAGCGATTCCCCGTTCGCGTAGCAAATTTAGCACCTTACTGTGTTGATCACCTGCGTTCGAGTACGTCATAACCATCGGATTTTTCGCCGCGAGTAATGTGTACCTAAGCGATGCGAAAGATTCGAGTTCATGCATTTCGCGAAGTTCGTCCAGGTGAACCGTTTCGGGTTTCGAGATACCACGAGCAGCTGAACCACCAGCCTTGATGATGAATCGATTAATGCCCGTCGATCCTTGTACCTCGATTTCCTCACTGCCGTGACTCCATCGAATTCGCTTGACGCGTTTTGCTAAAGCATCCGATGACTCGATCAGATTGACCAGCGATCTAAATTGCTCCAGCGATGTGGCAAGTCGGTGAGCCGATGCCACCTGCAACGATTCATCCCAATGGAATAACCCCATGAGAATCCTCGAAAGCATCAGTGTCGATTTACCGGACTGGCGAGCCACCACGATGCAGTTCAGTGGCGTAGCCCATCTACCGTCAGGCTTAACTTTGTGGGCATGAATGGCGACGTACTTTTGCCAGGGCATAAAGCCGTCAGGGAATATCGTCTCAGCAAAATCGATGAGTTCCTGCCCCCTTGATGGCAAATCATTCAGTGGCGTGTGGATTCTAGGCGTTGGACTGCCAAGTACGTGGGCTGATAACGGCTCTAAAACCGATTGCAGCCGATCTGAGCCTGTTTCAGCCTGATCATGACTATCTAACACCTGAACCGCCTTGATCATGACTTATGGACACGTTTTCGGGGATATAACGTTCAT